GTTTTGGGCAACCATGATGCTGCGCCGGTTGTCGATCCAACTGGCAACGCCCGTATCGCGCGTGCTTTGCGCGGCTTGCGGCTGGCCGCTGGAAAACACCGTCGTATCATCGCCGCCCATTTGCGTGTCGCCATACATCGGCCGCACGCCGTAGAGCTTGGATGCGCTGTTCTCGTACGAATCCAGCGACACGTTGGCGGTCGAGGACGTGAGCGCGTAAAGCTGGCGCTGCACTTCGCTAACCAACTCAAAGCGCGGCGAGCGCACCCAATAGAAGTTCGCCACGTTCGCGTCCGATCGCGAGACGGATAGCTGAATCACATCGCTGGCCTGAATCGTGACCGTGGTAGGGACCGGTGCATCAGGCTGGATAGCCTTCCCTGTCACATCGCGGAATGGGTTCGGGCGGAAAACGCAATACACGCCGTCCTCGCGATCTTCCAAATAGAGTTCGTTCCAAATTCCCACGTCGCTATAGCCGCGCAGCAGATCGAATATCGACCCTTCCTGATTCTGGATCCCGCCAACGCTGGTTTGGCCGTTTTTAACCGTGATATCCAGCTTGATCGCCGTGGGGTTCGGCGAGTTTTGCGGCATCAGCGCCAGAATGTACGGGTTGATTATTTGCGTGATGATTTGCGTGATGAAATCCGACGCGGACAGCGAATTGGTAAGACCGATGCCGAAGCGTTCCGCTAACTTGAAATTCGTGAGCAGCCCCTCGCCCAATACGTAGCCGGGCATAAACAGGATTTGAAGCTGCTGCCACAATTTTCCGTAATCTTGGCCGGATATCGTCACTGACCGTTGCGGATGGCCGTCCGGGCTCATGACCTCCGTACGCTGAATGGCCGAGATAAACCCGCGCATGATGATAGGCGGGCGCGTCGGGTCTTGATCGTTTCCGCTACTTATCACGTTGCCGATTAAATCTGGCGGGTCGTGGCGCGCACGAATCTCGATGAAATCCATTGGCTCGAAAATGCCATACGTGGATTCCAGTGTATCTAGCGACGCGTACGCTTTATCCAGCAACGTAACCGACCAGCCGCCAGCACCATCGCGAATCGATTTCGACGTGCGCAAGCCCGCGCCGTCGCCCAGGTAGGGCGTCAGATCGATCTTGTTCGCCAGCGCCGTGAACCGCTGCGCCACGCGGTTCGTGCCATCAAGCGTGGTGCGCTGGATGGTTTTGTACAGCGTGACGCGCACGTCCGGCTGATAGACCTTGGCGGATATCGTCATAGGCCAGCAGGCTGCGCAACGCCGACCTGTTTCTTGATCGCTACCGGAGAGGCGGCCGGTTGACCGTTTGGCCCGTTCAGATTGAACGTGCCATCGATACTGACGCGCGTGGCGGGCGCGGCCATGCTTGTGCTAAATCCATCAGGCATATCGGTGGAATACATGCCGGAGCCCAGGCCCGTCGAGGGGCTACCGCTGTCGCCGGTAGCATCCGCGTATTTGCGCGCGCGAGATAGAACCGCACGCGGGTAGGCCTTGTTTTCAGCGGAATTCCAACGCCCACTCTCAGGGCCACCGTTATAGTTTTTCAAGGCGCGCGTCACGTTGTGCTCTTGGCGCATCGCATCCATCAGCATCATGCGTTCCATGTACATGGAGTCTTGAATATTGGTAGGGTCTAGTTTTCGGCCCGCTTTGCGGCTTAGATTCGCAATGTTTTGCGGCATGATTTGACCGAGCCCAATGGCTCCTGCCTTGCTCACGGCATCAGGGTTGAACCCGCTTTCCTGCTCGGTGAGCCCAGCCGTTGTGCCGGGAGGAAGACCGGCGAGCTTATCCGTTTGCGACATGTAGGCCAGCATTTGCGGCGTAGGCTTGTTTGACCGCTTGCCGCCACCGTGGCGATAGGCGTCCAGCGCCGCGTTATCTGCGCCTTGCGCGCCGCCTGGATCGGCTTGATATTTCGCGTCATCCTTGTAGTAATTTTTCTGGTAAGCGTCAGAATCATCACCATAGGCTTTATTTAATCCGTCGACCTTGTCGTTTACCTCACGTTGGTATTGCGCGGTGAGTCCATCAAGTTCGGACTTGTGGTCCTCCATATTCTTTTTGGTGATGGCTTGATTTTCGCGCGGCGTTAGATTCGAGTTGCTACTTTTTAGGCTATTTACCAAAGCCGCCCGCTTCGCCTTTATCGATTCCCCATTCGCTTGCACCGACCGAATGTGCTCGTCGGTTTCCGCGCGCTGCATCGCCAGATGGATACCCATCGGGCCCATCTTGCCGTGATCGCCAGCCATATACAGAATGCCTTCGCGCATGGCATTCATCACCGGCAACATCTTGGCGGCAGCCTCTTCCGTCGTGTTTTGCAGCGCAATGATGGCGTGGCGGGTCTTGTCGCCTTCGGTGCTCTCTTGCGATCGCGTCGCAGTAAGCTCGGTCAGAACATCCTTGACCTGTTCGTCGTTGCCGCTTTGCAGCGCGCCACGCAACCGGCTGCGATCGTCATCAGATAGCGCATCCTTACCGGTTCGATTGAACAGGCTTTCAGCTTGACCGCCGAGAGTTTCGCGATCGCCATTGTTGATCCGCGCCAGCGATTCGATGCTGGTGGAGTCGACGTTTTTAAGATCGACGCCAGTGCGTTTTAGACGATCCTGGATGCCGTTCAAATCGCTTGGATTTGTAAGCGACAAGGCCATCGCTTGGCTATGGCTCACGCCGAATTGCGAACTCATCGCGTCGAGCATCAAATCGGAGCGACCCGCATACATTTGCTCCAACTTCGACATCGTTGCGCTTAAGCTGGTTTGCGTCGATTGCGCGGCCGCACCGGTGTTGCCTCCGCCACCGAATTTCGCCGTATAGCGGGAATACAGCGATCCTTTCCCGAATGTGCCCGCGCCGGTGCCAAACGCGCCTTGCTCTTGCAGGATTTGCGTTTGGATAGGGTTCAGCCCGATATTTTTACCTATCGCGCTGTACATGAAGTTTTGACCGGCCTCGCCGTTTCCGCCGCTTTGAATTGCGCCGTTGACGCGGTTCAAAATGTTCGCGGAGCCTGCCACGTCCAGGCCAGGAATCTTCGATCCGGCCATTGCCGATAGCATGCCGGAATAACCGGGCACGTTGGCCGAGACAAGCCCCAGGCGGGTTTGCTGCGTGGTGTAAGACGATATCGCCTGCAGAACTTCATCGGCCTTGGCCGAGGATCCCGTTTTGACGATGGCGTCGCCCACTTGGAGCGCCAGCCGTTTGCTGTCGTTATCGTCGATCGTTACTTTCGATTGACGCATCGAGGCCATGAAGCCCACGCCTTGGCTTGGGTCCAGCCCGAAGCTGCGACCGAAACCCCCGCCGGTATAGACTTCCGACGTCAGGCTTTTCTCTTGCCCGTACGCGAGCCCGGATAGCTTGGAAAATTGCAGCCCAAGCTTGGCCGATTCCGCGAACGTGATATCGAGTTCTTTGGCCGACGCTTGCAGGGTGTTGCGCAGGCCCGTGAAACTAACGTTCACATCGCCCAGGGTCCGCTTAAGCGTGTCGTACGCCACGGCATCCCGGCCCGCGTCGTCGATCTTATCCTTGATCGCACCGACGAGCTTTCCAACGCCGAGCGCCAGCATAGCGCCGACGCCGCCAGCGAGGCCCGCACCCATGCCTCCCTCCATGCCAGCGCCAATACCCTGGTTGATGGCACCGCCCATGCCACCAGCGGCCCCCAGGCCCGCGCGAAGGCCTCGCATGCCAATACCACCCATCGCCGCGCCAAAGCCGACCCCAGGGGACGGACGCATGCGCGGCGGCGTACCGGGCGACGGCGGAGCGCCAGGAGCAACCGGAGGGACAATCCCCTGCATGCCGGTGCCTTGCGTGACATAGTTCAGCCCCATGCGCATTTGGCGAGCACGGGTAGCCGGATTCGGGTATATCTTGGCCCAATCCATGCCGCTGAAACCGATGCCTTGTTGGCCCGTCTCTTTGACGCGGCGAGCAAGTTCCTTTTGGAGCTTTAATAGTTCTTGGAACTTCTTCTCGACCGCCGTCAGATCGGCGATTGTCGCCTTGTCGATAGGGTTGAATTTCGCCTTATCGAGAACGCCAAGCGACGTGGCAAGCTCGGTGACCTTCTGCTTGACAGCAGACGTATCAAGCTGCGCACCAACGTTGATTTTAATTCCGCCAGCCATGCTTATGTAACGTCCTCAAAATCATCAGGAGGCGAATTCGCCAATTCTGCGGCCTGTTGGGCCCACTTGCGTTCAATATCTTCTTGATCGAAATCATCGTCTTCGATGCTTTCCGTTGCTTGATTTTCAGCGTAGTGATGTGCCCAAAAATCAATCATTATGTCTTCGATCGTGGCCTCAAGAAATCGTGGATCCGTCGGCGGTAGGTTGTACTTGCGGCGAAACCAAAACTCCGCCTTGCGCGCCTGCTCCCTGCCCGCTATTCGTTGCGCTTTCCAGTTGTTTCTTGGGCTGGCGAAAAGATTCCTCCCTTGCCCGCAGGGCTTCATGCACCCGGCGCAACTTATCGTAGGTATCCAAATCGAGGGGGTCCATTTCGTCGATATCCCATCCTTCCGGAGCGCGTACGGTCAGCACCTTCAATTCCGATATCCGTCCGCCGAAGTTCATCAGAAAATCAGACGGCGTACCAACACCTTCGGATAGGCGGCTAAACTCGGCGGCGATGCGCATTTCGTCGCGCATCTTGCGGCGACCGAACGTGAATGTTCCAACGCCGTCAATCGTTTCCGTAAAATCGCTATCGCTCGAAAGTCGGGGCATTTTCAATCCTTTTGTATTTTGTGAGGGAATGGGTAGCAATAGCCGTTCATTATGTGGTCACGACGCAAAAAGGGCCGCGCTAGGCGGCCCCTCATCATTTACCGGTTGGATTACGACCCGCCGGTTCCAGATACGTCCAGAGCATTGAATTGGCCCGACTGGACCAAAATCGCATGCTTGTTGATCTGGATGCTGCCCGAGGCATACGACACCCCGGTATATTTGCGCAGCAACGTACCGTCATCTTTCGAGTACGTTTCGATATCGAACACGAGGCCCAGGAGTACGGCGTCGCCGTTTTCCATCGCCACGCCAGCCGCGAGCATCGCGCCTTTGTTCAACATCATCGCGCTGACGGTCAGCGTGTGACGCGCCATTGTCGGCACATATTCAACAGCGTGAATATCACCAATGCCCGAAGCGGCTTCCGGGGAATAGTCATCGTTCATATCGACCGACTGCAAGAGGCCGATCTGAACGTTGTTCAGAACGATGACAACCCGGTTACCGGAGCGGGTTTGTAGGTTTTGCGTAGACATGTATCAGGCTCCGGTTATGCCGACGTCGCGGTGCCGCTGTATGGAACAGCGAAAACCGTGATGGGGATGTAGTTGATCGGCAGCACGGGCGAGACTTGCAGCGAAACCGCAATGACGTCCCCGGCCAGATTCGCCGTGATGTTTTTGTAGGCGGGATTTGTTGCGTCGCCGACCAGCACACCGATACCGGCGGGTGCGGGTTGCGCCAGCAGGCGGCAGGTAGAATCTGCCAGCGTCACAGCGCGCGCCAAGTTGAGCGGCGTGGCTTGTTGGCCGCGCAGCGCATCCAGCGAACGACGCAGCGAGCGCACCGTGTAATCCAGCGCCACACCCACGGAGACTTCGACGCGGTTGTAATTCTGGTTGGAAAGCCACGTGGTGACAGACTGCACCACCTTGTAGCCCTCGTCGGTATCCTCGACGCAGAGTACGCCAGCCGGGATCAACACATCGGTATCGGTCGGGTTGCGAAGATCGCGCTCGAGGCTATTGACCTTAAGCGTTTTGTTCGTCATCGCCACGCCCGGGTTGACGCCCGAGAAAGCACCCGCTATTTGAGCGGCCAGCAGATACGGTGGGAACAACGTCAGCGCGCCAGCGGCGTTAAAGCCGTAGTAGCCAATGTGCACCAGCGACGTGCGGTCACTGTTGATCGATTTGGCGGCCGCGATCGCATCCGTGTCGGCCGTGTTGTTTGCCATCCCGACGATGCCGCGACGCTCCTTTTGACCGACCGTCGACATGAAGGCGCAGTGCGCGTCGTTCATGGCAAAGATCGAAGGATCCGACGAAATTGGCACTACCCACTGCACGTCGACCAATTCGGCCGCCGAATAGGCATTGCTCCATGCGGTGTTGTCGGTAATGCCATCCGAGCCACCCGCAAGATACGTGTAAGGCAGATTCGCGGGAAGCGTACCGGCGTTCGTGGCGCGCACGGCGGTCACGAAACCTTCGCCTTGTCCGTTGAACCAATCCACAATCGCTTGCAGGTTGGCCGTGGCGTTGTAGGTCGTGGTTTTCACGTCCTGCGGCGTAGCGATAGTATCGAGCGCGTTCAGTGCCGGTAGATCGCCGTTGCCATCGAGCACCGCCGAGCTAAACCCGGTCGTCGCATTGATACGGTCAACTACCTGCTGGATCGACGGGAACGTATTCAGATCGATCGTTGCGACCGCCGTACCAGAAGGCGCGGAAAGCACGATCGTGGTGGGCGATACCGTCATCACCGCCGAGGCTTGCGAGCCGGTGTAGTTCACCGAAAACGCGTTGCGCGCAACGTTATCCTGGGAATAAAAAGCCGTACCGAATTGCGTGGTCAGCTTTTTGCCCGAGACGGAGGCGGCCTCGACTTTCACCTTGATTTGATTCGTGTACAGACCGTAGTCGGTAGACGACAAATTGATGACTTGCGCGTTCGATGCGTCAAGCAGATTTAACGTTGCCTGCAGCGCCGGGTTCACGCGAATCGCGATAACCGTGGAGGGTCCGCCGGTATCCGCGCTTGGATCGAAAGCGTTTTGAACAGCCGTGAGCAATTCGCCATCGATAAGCGTGGCTTTGGCTTGGTCCGGGCTACCGAAACGCAAGGGCGTGAGCGGCTCTCCACCGCTTGACCGACCAATGACAAGCAGCAAGTTGCCGATGCCAAGGTTTTGGTTTGCCATCGCCGAATCGTCCACCAGCGACATTGTCGCGGGCGTGATGTAGAGGCGGCCATTGAAAAAATACGGCATGATTTACCTCAGACCGGTTTGTTGGCGAAAGCGTCAAAGCGGGCTTGGAATTTGCTTTCCAAATCCTTGATGACGCCGGTTTGCGTTTCGGTGTAATTGAAGCCACCGATCAGTGCGACTCGCCGGTCACGTGAAGACAAGCGAATGCAAAACTCGGTAAGCGTCAATTCTTGTTCCGCGTCCGTGGTGCCTTGAATGGCACCACTTAGTGGAGGGTTCGCCTTAGCCGGTGCGCTTGTACCGTTCGGCGTGTCGTTGTCTGCCATGACTGTCCTTTCAGGCGGGATTAACGGAAACGGTGACGTCGCTTATCGGATCGACTTGACCCACGACAACAACCGGTGCGAGGCAAGTAAACGTGCCGTCGGAAATGAAAATAGGTGCATTCAGCGAATCGAAATCGCTTTCGTCTCGCTGATTAAAATCAATCAATTGCATGCCTGCAGCGGCGAATACTTCCAGATTCGCCACGATGATCGCGTTGATCGCATTGCCGAGAATCTTGCGCTCGTCCCCGTTAAAGGACATGCCATAGATAGACAATTCGACGGAGTTCAACCAGCCTTGCGGTTGCTCCCATTCCTGACCGATCGCATCAAATGAATCCGTGGTGAAGCCTTCGCCGATGCCGCGCTCTTGCGCCGATCGCGATGAAAGCAACACGCTAACCAACGGGAACGTTAGATTTTCATCCAGCACCGGTGGCGCGGTCTTCACGTCGATAACGCCGGTCGTCGGTGCCAGATTGCCGCGCGCAACTTCAACAGCAAGACCGGCCGCCAAGCGATCGCGCACGAGGCCCTGCACATCAACCGATTGGTCTTGATACGTCGCCGCCGGGATTCCGCTGGCCGTAGGGCCCGGCGTCCACGTTATGCCGTCGGCGGTATAAAACGGGCGGTAGAAAACCGTAACCTCGTTGACGAGTGCCGTCGTATCCACAAACACGCGGTCGTTGCCTTGAAGTACCTGGAATGCAGTCGGGTCGTTATAGGTATTGAAATCATCGGAGGCCTTCCGTAAGACAATCCATTGCACAGCACCACTCGGCGGCTGAATATACAGACGCAAAGCGTTTCCCGCATGGAGAGGTTGAACCATTCCGATCATGGATCAAGTATGGCGTCACGACCCATTTGATCGGCGTGACGCCATACTTGCGCAATGGCAGATTTAAAGATTACGTTCGATCAGGGCGATAAGCTCGATATCACCGAAGCGATCAACGCCGCCGTGCTGCCCCTGCTCGCCCAGGCGGTGAAGGCCGTTGCCAAACAGACGGCCATCACGTGGCAGGAAGAGGTTTTCCGCGCCAAGCTCTGGACTGGCGAAAAGGATGCGTACGCCAAATCCATCACGTGGAGTAGCACAGGCGATTTCACGGCCGTCGTGGAAGCCACCTACGATCAGGCGCAGGAAATCGAGGACGGACGGCCACCGCGCGACCTGAAAAAGATGCTCAACACGAGCAGCAAGGTCCGGCGCACGAAATCCGGTAAGCGGTTTTTGATTATTCCGATGCGCCAAAACGCTCCAGGGGCGAACGCCAAGCCCGGCGCAATGCCGAGCGATATCTACGCATTGGCGAAAGCCATGACGCCAAGCAAGGTCATCGGCCAAAGCAAACGGCGCACCGGAGAGGTAACGCACCTATCGCCAAAATTCGGCATGATGCCCGCCAAGCGTCAAACTCCATTCGTTACCGACTTGAAGCGCCGCAACCCGTACACCGGGAACGGCATGAATATGATGGTAAAGAAAAACAATTACGAATGGGGCGGCCACCTAACGCATGACGTGTTGAAGCAAGCCGGGTTGAGCGCTGGTGATGTCAAAAAGTATTCGGGACTGGTGAAGATGCAGGCCAAAACCCCTGGCGGCAAAAACTACAGCGCATACATGACCTTCCGCGTCATGATGGAAGGATCCCCGGGCTGGTGGGTGCCTGCGCAGCCGGGCCTAAAAATAGCGCAAAAAGTGGTCGAAAAAATGCAGCCCAAAGCACAAGCCGCATTTACGAAAGCTGTCGAAATGATGGTTCAGCGCACCGAACCAATTATTCGGTAGGCTATCGGCCCCACAGATCAAAGCGGCGCATCACCACCTTGCGCGGCAGCCTCATGCCCTGGTGCGAGTTGCTATTCATCGGAAAACTCTCGTAGATGAAATATTCAGACCGCATGCGACCGGTAATCGAGTAAGTGACCCCGGCCGCCGGGCCCGTGCCTGTAGGCCAAATAACCTGCCCTTCATTGCCAATCGTAGGGATCGGGTAATCGGTAATCACGCCAGTCGCGGGAACCACCGAAAATACGCGCTCGATCGATAGGATTTGGAAAAACATTTTTTCGTTGTGCGCGCCACGCATGAGCGGATAAGAAAACCGGTCCTCGCCGTTTTCCATCACCATGCGATCGAATTGCCCGGCCAGCCACATCGGACTGACTTCCGGAATTGTCACAACGATATCGCCCACGGTGGCGCGCACGTTGTTAGACCATTTGGCCTGCGTATTTTGACTTGCCAACGCCACGATCGTAGCGACCGGGCTCCCAGGCCAAAAGACGCCCTTGCCGACGCACACTTTGCATTTCGTGTCCGGCATCCCGCTGGTCGGGTTTTTACACGCGCAACCGAATGATTTTCTCCATACAACGTCTTGCCCAATGTTGTTCAGAAAACGATTGAAATGCTGTTGGTTGAATCGCATTACGCCACCATTACCCGGATGCCGTGGATGCGCGCCATGAGGCCGCCATTGGAGCCCTTCGCGCCATTGATGACGTAATCGATGGAGTCCTCGAAGTCCTGGATTTTCATGCCGAACGATTCGCTATGGCCGTCCGAGCTTATCGAGCCAGAGCTTGGCAGATAGGCGTCTTGGATGATTTTCAGGATCGCCATCTTTTTAATGAGATCCAGAATTTCAGGCCAATCCGTTTGCACGTTGGTAAGTCCGGCCTGATAGGTCAATTGCATCATCGACGGGATCAACCGATTGCCGATGCCCGCGAACGAAACGAATGCGCCAGCCATGAAGATGGCCGACGACGTTGCAACAACGCGAATATTTCCGTAGCGAGCGTCGAACTTTAGCCAATCATCCGGAATATCAAAGAAGTTATTGCCCGTGGTCGGAAACTTCATGCTCAATTTCTGGATGGCAATGATGGGCCGCGTGCGCGTGACGATCAAGCCCCATTTGTTTTCCACCCAATCATTCGGGTCGTAATCCGGGCTGTCCTCGACCTGCCACGCCATGCCATCGAGTGCATCGATTTGGTCTTGCGTCGGTTGAATCGGGAACAGTTGCGTAGGCACCAGAGGCACGCGCAACGTGTGCGTCAAATCGGATTCGGCCGCGCGAATCTTGCTCCACAGATAATCATCGGTGACCGTGATCGTGCCGAGAAAACCGGCGGCGGCCGCCACCAATTGATTGGCACGCAACTCTTCGACGACGATATCTTTGATGAACAAAGAGGACTGCGTCGGCATCGCCAGCGTTTCAACCGTCAGTCGGAACCGCTTGATACCAAACGCCGCTTGCAGCACCAGAATTACATCACCAACCGGGAACGGTTGCGTTTGATCGGCAGTGAGCGCCACGTTCACCACGCCCGAGTCCCATCCATCACCAGCGGTTTGCGTAATCGGTGCAAGCAATTGCGTTTTTCCATCCCACGTATACACGCTAATCGTGAGCGGATTGGTAATCGGGACGGGCGAATTATCCGTGAGGACCGTTACCGAGAAAGTGGCCGCCGATCCGGCAATGATGGTCGTCATAGAGAACCTAGAAAATGGGCCGCATAAAGCGGCCCGGTATTACGTTAGGCCAATTGCCTACAAACGACTTACGCAGCCTGCAAGGCAACGATGGCGGCTTGCGCAGCGGTCAACCCCGTTTGCAGAGCGATGATGATATCGCCAAGCTTGGCTTCGTGCGTGCCGGGAGTAACGTTGTTCAGCAGGTGCCGAATTTGGTTTTGGGTAAGCGGGACAAGAACAGGTGCGGGCATGATGGTATCCAAAAAGTGGTGGGGTTAAAACTGACGCCGTAGATTCGCCTTAGAACAGGTGCTCTTCACCGGTTGCCGCGCTCGATGCGGCGGTTTCGGTAACCGCTTCGTCAGCAGGCTTGGACGCAATTTCAGCGGCCAATTCGCGGCGTGATTTTCCAGCATCATCAGCGGGCGCGGTTTCATCAGCGGGAGGCGCGGCATCGGACGGTTGCGAGGCAGGCGCTTCGGCCACCGGGTCAGCCGGGAGCGCTTCGGGCGTGACTGGCGCAACGGGCTCCGCAGGCGGCGCGGGAGGGGCCGTGGGCGGCGATTCGGCGGGAGGCGTGGCACTTGCCTTGGCTTCACGTTTCGCGCGCTTGGCAGCGACCTTTGCGGCCTTTTCCTCGTCGGTTTCGGCGGCAGGCGGTTCAATTTCCGGGCTATAGCCTGGAATCGACAGGAAGAATTCAACTTCCTCGTCGGTCAACTCTTCGGACAGAAGTCCCTCGCCCTCAAAGGCGGCGAACGTCTTTCCATTAATCAGGGGGCTGGCATTTTCAAGCAAAACGATAACTTTAGGCATGATGACTTCCTTGGAATTCCGGGCACCGTTGCGGTGCCCGGATGGGTTCAAAGCTACAAGCTACCTTTTACCGCTTACTCAGCGGTGAACGGACGCCATTGGGCGTTCGACGGCAGAATGTTTTTGATGTAGCCGTGGTGTTTCGGCTTGGTCATCCGGAGATAGCCAAACAGGAACTGGAACCACGAATGCACCGCAACACCACCCACGCCGAAAGGCAGCGGGATCTTGGTCATCGGCTGGAATTGACGCCAGCCAATGGCATCAGCCGAGGGGCCCAGGTTCAGCAAGGGAGCCTTGACAGTGCCGGGGATATCGCGGTTGATATCCACGTACGTGGTCGTGGCACCGGTCTTCTTCACGTACGCAACCAGACGCAAGTCGGTAATCGCGTTCGTGCCGTTTTGGCGTCCGCGCCAGATGGCATAGCCGGATTCGGTGGCGGCAGCAGATTGGCCGATCGAAAGCGTCACACCGTTACCCGCAGCGATCGCGATTTGCGCCGACACGAGCGTGGTGCTCATGCCTTCGCCGTTTGCGCCGATGCCGGACACGCCGTAGTAGAAATTACCGGCGCGGCTGGTCGTGAATTGCGATGCCGTGTTGTTGGCGGCGACGCCGGTCAACGTGGCAGGCTTGAAGGCAACGTTCGCGGCAGCGATGGCGGGGAACGACACGTCGAACGGGCTTACGTTCGGGTGCGCTTCGTCATGCAGGAACGTGTCCATGTTCGTCTTGAGCGTACCGTTTTGCAAACGGATGCCTTCGACGTGGCCGCCCAATACCGGCGTATTGCCACCGCCCGGGGTCCAGCGATAAGCGGGATCCAGACCGGTGTTCAAATCTTGCTGAACGGAGTTCGGCAGGAACACATCGGTCGAGCGGCCCCATGAACCATAACGGCTCACGGCGACGTTGATTTTCGAGAAAGCCTCGACGCTATCCAGCTTGGCACCTTGCAGATCGACAACGTTGTCGCCGGGGACAGTGCCCGCAGCAATTTCGCGATCGATTTGCTTGAAAATGCCGTCGAACTGTGTGGGGGATGCATCGGCATCACCTTCATACAGCAGATAGTTGGCATCGGTCAGAAGTTGCAGAGCACCGCCGCGTTCTTCCACGGCCGTCGCTTCGACAATATTCTTGCCGATGTTCAGGACGTAGCCGACTTGGCGCAAGCTCATCAAAAACTTAACCAGACCAACTTCACGCGAGTATTCGCCTTGCGCAGCGCGGACAACACCCATTTGGGTATTGGTCGAACCGCCCAGGAATCCACCCACGCTCGTTTGACGGGTGTATTCGTCAACGATGTTGGTAGCGCCGGTCTTTTGCAGGCGATTGAACAAAACGAAATGTTCATTCTCCTGAATGGTCGTCTTCATCGCCGTATCCAGCGATTGAACGCCCAACGCACCGCCGCCCGTAAGCTCGGTAACGTCGGTTTGGTAGTTACTGGCTACCAATGCTTTTTGGAGGTCGTCAAATGCCGAGAGCGACCCGCCGCGAGAAGCGCCGTTCGCCGGAGCGCCCAACGCTGCTAACTGAGTGGTGAGAGCGGTTGTCATACCGTGTTGAGTCCTTAAGGTAATGCAGTTGTTGTTGCGCGCCGGGTCAGGCCGCTGACGGGTAAAAACGGGTTAGCCGATGACCTTCGCGATCAGGGTTTTGTCGATGGGCTCTTTCGTGCGCAAGCTCACATCGATTTTGCCAAGTTCGACGCCGCTGATTTTGCCGTTGTCATAAGCCGAGTTCGCTTTGAGCATGAAATCAGCATGCGTCATCGACTCATCTTTCGACTTCACCAGATCGGTGGCGGTGCCAGGAAGCTCGGTGCCCATAACCACGGCGCGACGGCCACGGCCTTGACCACCCAACGTCTTGACCTGCACGGCAAGCGATTTAATAAAATCGCCTTGCTGCTTCATCGTTGTGTTTGCCGACTTAGCAAACGAGGCAAACGATTTGAGCAGAGCGCCATTGGTTTCGTCGGACTTGTCCGCACGTTCCAGCAGCGACTTAATCAGATCAGTAGCGTCGACGGCTTGGTGTTCGGTGCCATCGGCATCGCGCACGGTCATGGATTTACCCATCGTGTCGTCGCCTTCTTCATCACCGTCGCCGTCCTCACCTTCGGACCCTTCGGTTTCATCGCCTTCGCCTTCGCCGCCGTCGGTTGCAGCAGCCTGGATCGCATCATCGTCCTGACTGTCTGCCGCCGGAGTGGCCTTGGCGAGTAATTCGCTTGTTTCAGCTTCGGACTTAACCAAAGCCAAAAGATCGGCAAAATCGCTCATGGTGTAGTGCTCCGTTTGGTAAGACTAGATTTAACATCGCCAAGAAAGCGATCAACCCATTCAGACGCTTCATCAAGCGACAGATGGAATTTGTTTGTGCAGAATTGCACTAATGATTTCGCGTTCAGTTTTCCAGCTTGCTTGCGTTTGATGCAGCCCGCCAACTTTTCGCGAAAGTCATGATAGGAATAGGGAATCTCTTGCGCGCCGCCGGTATCAAGCGACTGCATGCCGAGCGCCGCGCCGCCGGTTTTACCGACCGCATCGGTTGCATAGCTGGCAGCCAGGGCTTTCGCCATATCGATGCCGTGCGAGCCCCAACACTTCGCCAGAACACCAAATGGCACCGTGGCGATACCGCCGACGTGCTGGTTCACTGGCGTGGCGGAGAGCGCGATGTTGCTCCAATTGACGCTTGAGACAACGCCGATTTTGTCGCCGGTAGCCGGGTCCAAATGAATGGACTTCGCCAGCACCTTGCCGCCAACGCTTGGATACCAGCGCTTGGCGGGCGACAGCTTCGTCATGCTGTCCCATACCATATTTGCCTTGTCGGCCAGTTGCGTGTCGCCCGTATAAAGCTCGGCTTTTACGAACGTCGATTTGCCGCTGACGCGCACGTCGACCGGCATGCCGATTTCCCAAAGCTGCGGGTCGGCGATGCCATACATCTTGGCGACTTTCGGAATTGATTTGTGATCCAGATCGAGATTGCCGAACTTGATATAGTTGTCGGCCGAGGCTTCTAGCGCCTTCGCCAACACTATCTCGTCTTGTTGGTCGCGCGCCTCGCGGGACGCTTCCAAATAGACGTAACGCTTCCCGCCCGCTTCGTGCGGCGTGGCCTTAAGCATTGACTCAATGCTTATGAAATCGGGAATGTCGGCAAGCAGCCGATCGCTGGTATCCATAGCCTGAATAATGCCGTCACGACTAGATGCGATGTGACAGGAAGGCATGAAAAAGCCGCCAGTGGATCGCTGGCGGCTTCGGATGTGTGGACGGCTTAAGACTGGTTTAGCGTCTCTTGGGCGTTCGCAATGACCATTTGGAGTTGACCGCGTTCCGTGACCAATTCGAGGTATTCATCCTGGTGCGCGTCCGGCCCTGCCTGCACAGAGCCATTGGTCGCGTCCAGCTTTTCTTGCACCACGGCCAACCGGTCTTGCGCGCGCTTCATGATGCTGCGCTCGGACGCATCGGTTTTTTCTGCGAGCGACGCAAGCTCAGATAGCGATTTGCGCGCGTTTTCAATATGGCGCTTCATTTCTTTGAATCCAAAAGGCACTTAGAGCGCAATGACGGCGAGAGAATCGAATAGCACTCGGACGGGTTTTTGTTGATTTTTGCAATGCAATAGGCCCGGTCGTCGTTATCGTGGATATCCATGCATTCCGATATTCCGAGGGCATCGCCCAGGCGCGGGATAAAAGCCAGCCAGCAGAAAACATAGCAACGGAATAGGTTTTTCATGAATTTAATATACCCTCAAAACATGGCTTGCTGCGAAGAATTTGCTGCACTTCGACGCTCGCTGATAGCTTGAGCAACGCCCGTATCATCCAGCCCGTCCAGAGGGGAGGCCATCATATCTTTCAACGCGTACTTTTTCATCAGCCGCTGGTAGGCCTTTTTTTCTTCCGGATGATCGGCATGCAAATCGATCAATTCAATGCCGTTCTTTTGGCCCAGGCGGTCGATGCGCTTGTTGCGTTGCGAATGGGTCTTTGCCGTGGCGCTGATGTCGTGCTGGATCAGGTATTGGCCTGATTGCAGGTTCATGCCCACTGCGCCCGCGTCGGATGCGATCAGGATATCGGCCTTGGCATCGCCCGATTCCGGATTGAACATAAGCCGCTTGGCATCCTTTTCCTTGGCGCTGTCGGAACCGGTGATAACCACTACGCGCTTCCCGGCCGCCTCGAGCGCAGTCTTGTATTGCTCCACGCTGGCACGGTTGCGGGCGAAAACAACGCCTTGCTTTCCCGGCCGCGCGGCGACCATCTTTAAGGCATGTTTGACCTTTGCATTGTCCGGATGCGAGTTGATGATCCGATTAATAGCCGAGGACCGTAAAAGACCAACTGACTTTTGAAGATTTTTGGCGATCGCCTCGTGGGCAGCTTCCGGCGCGCCCTTAAAAGAATTTGGCGATATCGCTTTTGCCGCTTCGATATCGGCTTTGCCGGTACGGTTCGCGATGCGCGCACGAGTAAGGTTTTTTTCAAGATCCTTGATAGCAGCATTTTGGCCCTCCGAGAGCGGTACAGTTTCCTGGTGACGTTGTACCACCACGTTCGGAGAGATATCCGTCGGGAACACGTAGCGCGCCATTTCACGCTGCAGCGCATTCTTTGACGCGATCGTGTCAGCGCCGTATCGCCGCATGAATTGATCGCGGTCCGCGTAGCGCTTAGGGTCCATCTTTTGCAGCATCGAATGGATTTCAGAGGCGTCGTTTTTCACCGGATCGCCAGAGGCATACACGTGATACGGCGTTTTGTTGCTCACGGCCGTCACCACGTTCGAGAGCGCGGAGTTGTCTTTTCCAGCGCGGTCCAGCGTATCGTGCGCCTCGTCCACAAACGACGCATCAAAATCAATGCCTTCCTTTTTCATCACGCCAGCGGCCCAGGCGTCGCGCTCCGGCGGCGACATGGCGGCTAACTTTTCCGTCATTTCCCCATGCGTGATGCTTTCATGCTGCGAGCCCATATGAATCATATCGTCGCGGAAAGACTGGTGCGTCATCACCGCGATATGCGTTTCCGGGTCTTTATAGGCCGCGATCCGCTCCGCTTGCGATGCGCCCGGCTGGATATGGGTTTTAAACTTGCCCGGTTCCAGCAGGCGAAGCGCTTCGCCGGAGAATTGGCCCTGCACGATCGACGGCACCAGCATGAGCGAACGTTTTACCTTGCCGAGTCCCGATAGGTGCGCGTGCGCGCCGAGCATCATGTTGGTCTTGCCAGAGCCCGCGCCAGCCGCAATGACCGCGCGCTTGTTCTCAGCCACCAGTTTGATCGCACGTTGTTGCGGCGCGTACTTGCCGGACATGCTGATACCCCACAGCTTTGTGGGCTGGCCGGGCTTGAAATTCTGGCCGACGTGCGGCATCATCGCCGCGATTTGGCCCTCGACCACGTGCCCAGGCGTGTGCCGCTCGTCCGAGCCAAGCGCCGCCGGTTCCGCGCCCGCCGCCGCGTCCGGGATTTCCTCTGACGAGAAAAAACCCATTTGCGACTGCTTAAAGGCTTCTTGCGATTCCTTAGCCGCGCTGATTTTGTCCGATACGGAGCCCGCCGAATACTTGCCGCCGGAGCGGTTTCGCAAGCCGTCGATGAGATCCTTGTCTTTTGCCATCCGTGCATCACGCGCGTCCGGATCCACTGCGTCCAAGTGATCGAGGTTGTTGCGGATAACACGCTTGCCAAGTTTCAGCGGTGCGTCGGGGTTGAGCTTATTGTGCGTTTCGACGAATTTCGCCGATACCTTCGATCGGATCGTGTCCTGAATCGACTGGTAGGCCTTTTCCGTACTGCCCATTGTGGCGAGATACTTGCCCCACGTGAGCGACGAAGAATTCAGCTTTTGCGCGAGGTTATCCCGGTGCGCGCGCCAATCCGAATGCTGCGGGTTGGGCACCTCGTCGCCGAACATATCGTTTGTGGTTTTTTCCGGCTCATTGGCCTGCGCGTCCTGCAAATCCTTGCGCAGCTTGCCCGCTTCTGGCGATTCTTTGGCGACATTCTTGTGAAAGAAGTCCCGCAGCGCGCCTTGGTCTTTATTCGTGAGTTCGCCGATTTGCTTATAAGCAACGGTGCCCTCCGGTGTCTCGGCCAGCGCACGATGCAGCGAATCCACCGACTTTTGATCGATTTTTACCTGTTGCTTGTTCAGCGTGGAGCGATCGCCGCCAAGCGCAGCCACATGCGCGTCCGCGTAGCCATCGAACATATCGCCCAGGGCTTCGGCGCGCTGTTGTTTGCCGTCGGCATCCTTGAGCGGTGCTACCGCGTCGAGCGCGTCACGATACTCTTTGGATCGATCCGGGCCCACTTGGTTGAAAAAGTCCGCCGACTGGATATCAGACAGAATATCGGCCGGGGCATCACCGTCGGCCGCCCGCGCGCCGATATAGGTTTTGAGCGAATCTTGCAGATCAGCACCCGGTGCGAACGGCTCCGCCATGCGCTCCGCCGTGCCCGGGGTGACATTCATCGCCAAATCTGGACGGTTCGCCACGCCAAGCGGCAGCCAGTTATCTTCATCTTGATCGCCGCGCATGATCGCCACGTTGCGGCGAACCTGTTGCACGTCATCGCGCGAGACGGGCTTAGAAAGCTTTGTGAGCCCTGATTCGTTCACGGTAAGGAAAGTATCGCCTGCCACCTTTTCAAGCGAGTAGTCGGCCGAATCCAGCCCCAGGGCACGCACCTGCTTGATAGACGATTCGATGCTCGATTTGCCGAGCGAAACTTGCATCGGGCCTTTGCCCGGGTTTTTCATCGCGACAACCAGCGCCGCGTTGGCTTCCATTTCGCCCAGGGCTTGCCCCAGGATGCGTTGAGCGTCACCAACAGCCGCGCGCCGCCGGGCGTTCAATTCTTGCGCCACAGACAGATCAGCGCCGTTTGTAGCCTCTTCCGACACTTCGATGGCGTGCGCCACATCCGACAGATCGCGCGCCTTCTTTACGGCCTCCGTGCCGGTCTTCATGTAATGATTCAGGTGCCAATCCTGCACACCGTCGGCGACGTGCTTTACCTCGTCGGCATCCAGATCAGAATGCAACCGGCGAGCGAGAATTTGCGCCGCGCCCGCGATGCCGAGCACGTCGACCACGCTGCGGTCAACCAGCGCATCGCCGCCGACCGCAAGGGCCAGCGAGTTGATGCTGTTGTAGGCTCCCACGCCGATGTGGCCGCCGAGCGTTTCCTCCGGCCGTGCGCCCGCGATTTTGCCTACCTCATCGAGAAACGCCACCGTCGATATCGTGCGCAGATCGTTGGACAAATCCTCCTGCACGGCCTTGTCCACGTCATTCGTGGTTTGCAGCACAAACGCTTTCGGTTCATTGGCCGACTTATCGATATCGGCGTTCGCCTCGCGCGCCTGTTTTTCAATAAGCTGCAGTTTCTTGCCCTCTTTGACAAGTTCTAACGCCGCCTTTCCATCGATCAGGCTGGCGTCAGCTTTCGGCGCAGCCGGTTCCTTGATGCCATTCAATTCGGCCTGGATCAACGACGGGCCGGAACCCTTCGCAAATGCCGCCTTGCGTTGTTCGTCAGAGAGCCCGGCCATTTTGGTTTGGGCCGCTTCATCGGCCAACGCTTCCGGAGTGAGCCCCAGGTCCGTGGCGCGCTTGCCGTAATTGGCGTTGAACCCCAGGCCGGAGCCGGAGGGTTTCGTGGGATCCAAATCCGAGACGGATACATGATCCGGGTCGTCGGAAAATAGAGGAACCTCGCCAATGCCCGCGTCATCGCGCGCCGTGGCCTCATTGAGCAGCCTGGAACGAGATTGGCCGATGACGGACTTTGCCTTTTTGAGCAAATTCGCATGGAAGCGATCGCGCACCTTGTCGCGCGCGCCTTCGGACAGGTGCGCGTAATCAGCTTCGGGGAATGTCATTTCCTCCGGCGACCACCCGGCCGCTTTGCCCACGGCGTCGATCACGTTTTGCTCGGCCGCCGTTTTTTGTTTCTTGATGTCAGCGCGCGCC